AACAGTACACAATTTACAAGCACTGACTATCGTTATTTAGTAGGTGCAAATAATAATCTTACCACAACCAACAAAACAAACATAAATACTTTTGGTAGTGTAACAGTGGCATCAGGTGGAAACCACGTACACTCAACAGGAAGTACTAACTATAGTACTCCTGCAAGTGGTACTACTTTTTATACTAATTATAATTTTGTAGGTGCTGGAGCACATACTCACACCGCAGGCGTTAGTTTATTGCAATCACAGATCACAAGTAAGATAATTAAACTATGGCAATTAGCAGTTAGTACTACTCCTAAAACAGATATTATTGTTATGTATGTGGGCACACTAGCACTGCTGCCAAATACTTGGAAATTGTGCAATGGTTTAAATGGCACACCTAATTTAGGCGGGTATGTAATAGGCTACCGAGGAAATGAGTGGAACATTAATACTGTTGCAGACGCTACTTCTGCAATGTCTATAGGTTCTGACAATAATACTCATAATCACTTAAGCGGCCCTGTAGGTACTAGAGTACGAGGTAGTATGGGTGGATATCACGGATCTTTTACAAACTACCATACTCACACTGGAAATTCTAGCGCAACAGCTTATGTGCCGCCTAGAATTGCTTTAGCATTTATACAATACAAAGGATAATTTCGTGATTGTTACACTTGACTTTTATAATTTAAATTTTTACATTAAATGCGGTAATTACTCGTATACTTGGAATTCTGCACAAGATTTTGTTAGTACTGTTCAATATCCCTTTACAGATACCAAATTGCTTTCTATAGAACCTCACAGAGATATTTATCACGTACAGCGAGCAGATAACACGTTTGAAGCTGTTATTGACAGTGCTGAAGTAGCTTGGTTCTTAAATCAAGAAACAGACTTAGAATATATACTACAAATGCTTCCTGCTCAAGATAATCCAGTAATAACAGGTTTAGTGCAACGAGCACAGTATTTATACGACACTGATTGGTTAGTGCAACGTCATCAAGAACAAACATTACGTGGCGTTACTACTACACTATCACAACAACAAATTATAGATTTGTTAAACTACAAACAAGAGTTACGTGATTTAACGCAGCATTACGACTTAACCCAACCAGCTGAAAATATTAGCTGGCCTTATAACCCCATTAGATAATAACAATGAAAATAGCAGTATACGCTATCAGTAAAAACGAAGAACAATTTGTTGAACGTTTTTGTAAAAGTGCAATAGATGCTGATTTAATCTTGATTGCAGACACAGGTTCTACCGATAACACAGTATCCGAAGCTAAAAAGTACGGAGCCACAGTATACAATATTTCAGTAAAACCGTGGCGATTTGACAAAGCCCGCGACACAGCCCTAAACTTAATTCCAGGTGACTTTGATGTATGCATTTCACTTGACTTAGACGAAGTCCTAGAACCAGGCTGGCGTGAAGAAATTGAACGAGTGTGGACCGCAGAAACTACCAGGCTCAGATACAAATTTGACTGGGGCAGCGGTATCTCATTCTACTACGAAAAAATACATCATCGTACTGGATACCACTGGCATCATCCAGTACACGAGTATCCCAGACCTGATAATCGTACCAACGAAAAGTACGCTCACACGGATATGTTACTGGTAAGTCATCATCCAGACAACACCAAGTCGCGTGGTCAGTATATGCCACTACTAGAGTTAGCAATTGCCGAAGACCCGCACTGCCCACGCAATGCCTTTTACCACGCACGTGAACTAACTTTTTATTCACGTTGGAAAGAAGCAATTACTTATTTAAACAAGTACTTGGCAATGCCCGAAGCTACTTGGCAAAATGAACGTTGTTATGCTTACCGACTATTAGGTAAGTGTTATACCGAATTAGGTAACTTGGAACAAGCGATTAAAATGTACAGGTTAGCGGTAGCAGAAGCACCAGGTACACGTGAGCCTTGGGTTGAGCTTGCCACACTTGCTTATCGTACTAACAATTGGACTGAATGTTATAGTGCTGCAAAATCTGCGCTAAATATCCGTGACAAGGCACTGGTTTACACAATGGACCCAACTGTATGGACTGAACGCCCTTACGATTTAGGGTCGATTGCAGCTTGGAATCTTGGCTTAAAAGACGAAGCCCTAGACTTAGTAAAGAAAGCACTTGAGTTTGCACCAAACGATACTCGATTGCTAAACAACTTAAAGAGCATGACATAATATGTGGATACTACAATTCTTACCTAACTGGATTTTTTATGTGCTGTGTTTAGCTGGCATAGCAGCAATTTTAGTTACGCACTTTGTTAAAATCTTACCGCATGCAAAATTAATTCAGATTGGTAGTATTGTTGTAGTACTATTTAGCATTTATATGATAGGTGCTATAAGCAATAATGATGCGTGGTTGGCTCGTGTTAAAGACCTAGAAGTCAAAGTTGCTGAAGCAGAATCTAAATCAGCAAGTGCAAATACTGACATTGTAGAAAAAACAGTAGTAAAAACGCAAGTAGTTAAAGAACGTGGTCAAGACATAATCAAGTATGTAGACCGTGAAGTAGTCAAGTTTGACGCTAACTGCGTACTTCCCAAAGAGTTTGTAACTACACACAATCGTGCAGCGGAGGCACCAAAGAAATGAAATTTCTAGCAATTGCACTAGCACTCACACTAAGTGCTTGTTCTACAACTGTTCCAGTTACAGCAAAATTTCCAGCTGCACCAGGAACATTAGTACAAGAGCCTTGCCCTGACCTTAAAAAGCTTGAAGAACAAGCTAAACTATCAGATGTGGCAAAAACTGTAACAGTTAATTATTCAGAATACTATATGTGCGCTATTAAGCTAGAAGCTTGGCAACGTTGGTATCGTGAACAAAAAATTATTTATGAAGGATTAAAGTAATGGAATTAAAACTTGAACAACTAAAACAAATTGTTGAAAAAAATCCTTACATAGAATACTGGCACCGTGCACTTGTACAACTATTGCCCGAATACGAGATTAATACCCCACAGCGTATGGCAGCATTTTTAGCTCAATGCGCTCATGAATCAGGCGGATTTCGTGCAATCAAAGAAAACTTAAATTATCGTGCAGTTACACTACGTAAAATCTTTCCTAAGTATTTTCCCACGGACGAAATGGCAGCACAATTTGCAAACAAGCCACAAGCAATTGCAAACAAAGTATACTGTAACCGAATGGGCAATGGGGACGAAGCCTCTGGTGACGGTTATCGTTACTGCGGTCGCGGTTTAATTCAACTAACTGGCAAAGACAATTATTTTTGGTTTGCGGCTAGTTTACAAATTAGTCCTGAAGAAGCCAGCGAATACATGGAAACTTTTGAAGGAGCTGCGCAAAGTGCTTGCTGGTTCTGGGAAACAAACAACTTAAATCAGTGGGCTGACAAAGACGATATCTTAACCCTAACCAAACGTATTAACGGTGGTACTATTGGTCTAGAAGATCGTAAAAAACACTATGAACATGCCAAGCATGTACTAGGAGCCTAAGCGGTGCTTGCCGCTTGGTTAATTTCAATAACATTAGGCTATGCTAAACCTGAATACGAATGTGTTCGATGGGCATGGACTGGAGACGTATATAATCGAAAAGTAATTTGTCTAGAATGGCGTAAGAAGCGCCAATAGGAGGTAATATGATAGATCCAATGACCGCACTAGCGGGGATACAAACTGCCATTTCAATGGTTAAGAAAGCAAGCGCAGTTGCCAACGATTTAGGGTCATTGGCCCCAATGATTGGCAAAATGTTTGATGCTAAAAGCACGGCAACTAAAGCTTTAATGGAAGCAAAGAAGTCTGGTAAAGGCAATAACATGGTAAGGCTTTTTAACGCACAAGAACGTAAACGTAAACAAAAAGAAGAAGAGCTTAATGAGTGGGCCATGATAATAGGCGGCAGTGCTTTTGTTTTATTTATACTTTTTATTGGTGGTTACGAACTAATGCAATATTGTCAAACAGGTAATAGGTGTGGCCACTAATGAACGAATATCAAAAAACAGCTGATCTATGCTTTAAAATATTTACTTATGGATGTGTATCATTATACTTCTTAGGATTTTTAAAATTCTTACCAGATGATCTATCAGATAAAATCGTTAACTTATTACTAGGAAGAATTGGATTATAAATGCACAACGATTTAAAATTATTTAAGTGGGCAATACTTTTGCTTTCAATACCATTGGCTTTGGCATTTTTTGGCAAAGATAGCTTTAGATACCCTTGCCAAGACCCTGCAAACTGGGACAAAGAATTTTGTAAAGTACCAGTATGTGACGTTACCCGAACTTGCCCAGAACATATTTTTAAAGGTCAACGCGACCCAAGACTTGGACCTCCCAAAGATGGACAAACTCAAACATTTAATCAATCAGTTGCACCAACAGGTGCTTGCACTGCACAACAAACACAAGGAGCTAACTGTGGAAAGTAACACAATTATCTATACTGAAGATCAGCTAATGGCGCGCCTAAAATTCTTTATTGGCATTTGTTTGGCTCTTACATTAACTGGCATCGTGTTTGTAGTATTATATTCAATTATTTTTATTACTCAGCCATTAAACGCTATTAGTCCAATTGACCAAAAGTTTTTTGAAATGATTATTCCAATTGCTACCTTTTTAACAGGTACATTGTCAGGAATTATGTTAGCTGGTGGTAGCAAAGAAGAAATGGAAATGAAACGTGATATGATTAAGCAAGCACAAGAAAATTCAAATACTTATGCTAAAGCTAATCCAGTAAAAATAGAGCCTACGTTTAATCCAGGTTTTTCTACTACTCAAGGCTTTAATGGAACCAGTGCTCCTAGTACTAATATTATTTATATTAATGGTAAGCCTGCTCCTCAACAAGCACCGCATCCAGAGATTTAAATGAACCACTTAAAGTGTATGTTATCACAAGACCACACTGTTAGTAGTAAGCGAGTAATTACTTTTTTAGCATTTTTACTATGTGCTGCTGCTTTTATAGCGATGATATTAGGTCATACAATAGACACAAAGCTATTTGATTCTATGATGTATATTGTAATTGCAGGATTAGGATTTACAGCAAGCGAAAAGTTTGCACCAACCAAGGAAACTAAATGAAAAAATTTATTGTAGCCGTTGTTACTAGTTTAGCACTTGTTACAGCATTTGCTGAAGCAGAAACCAAAAAAGTCTGTAAAGAAAAAACAGATAAAGCAGGCAAAGTTGTACTAGATAAAGCGGGTAAACCACAAGAAGAGTGCAAAACTATTAAAGTGCACAAAAAGCTTGAAGGTACTAAAGTCGAAGACGCCAAGAAGAAGTAAATTTATATTTGACAAGCATATCTAGGTCTGTTATAATATAAATAGGCAGACCGATTTTATCAACCTTACAAGGAAGTTTATGGCAAGTGGTAAAAGAGCAAGACGCGACAATGTAATTCAATTGGAACGTAACCCAGTAGAGTATGGCTTTACAGATGTAAAACCACTAAACTTTATACAAGCGGAATATTTACGAGCAATTCAATCTAATCAAATAGTATTTGGTGTAGGAAGTGCTGGAACAGGTAAGACGTATGTAGCAGCAACATATGCTGCGGGAGAACTCTTTCATAGACGTATTCAGAAGATAGTTCTGACTAGACCTAACGTAGAAACAGGACGTGGGCTAGGATTTTTACCAGGTACACTAGAGGAGAAATATGCTCCATATCTAGAGCCTTTCGATAACGTGTTTACTCGTAGCCTTGGAAAAGGGTTTTATGAGTACGCATTAAAAGCAAAAACAATAGAGCCTAAACCACTGGGCTTTATGCGAGGTGCAACTTTTGATAATTGCATTGTTCTTTTAGATGAAGCACAAAATGCTACCAAAGAAGAAATGAAAATGTTGCTATCACGCATTGGTAAAAATTGTAAAATGATTATTAGTGGCGATGTAGATCAAGCTGATATTCCTGACTCAGGACTATCAGACGCAATTCAGCGATTAGATCGTATCCCAGATATCGAAGTTGTCCGATTTATGGATGACGATATTGTCAGATCTAAAATGTGTAAACAAATTATTTTAGCTTATAGAGATTAACAATGGCGAAAACATATAAACCAACATCAGGTATGGCAAGTGCAGCCAAACGTGCACTAAAATGGAAAAGTGAAGGCGAACCAGGCGGTACATTAGTTGGTTTAGCACGAGCTAACCAACTAAAAGATCGTGATCCATTAACAGCGTCAACTGTATTGAGAATGTATAGCTTTTTTAGCCGACATGAGGTCGATAAGCAAGCAACTGGTTTTAACAGCGGCGAAGAAGGTTTTCCAAGCAAAGGTCGTGTTGCTTGGGATCTTTGGGGTGGCAATGGCGGGTACTCTTGGAGTACTGCTAAACGTAATCAAATTATGCGTGAACGAGAAAGCAAAGCCTTACATTTAGTTAAATTAACTACAAAAGGTATTGTGCCTAAAGTTGATCGCATGGTAGCTGCGCAAGTAATTGAAAACTATGCAAATCAAAACATTAATGAAGAAATAGAAGCGTTTGGTCAATTTATGTATCATGCCGAACTATTACGAAACGATCATTTAGACGTATACTTAGTAGATTTGCATATGGTAGACCAACCTTATCGCGATATGCTAATTAATGTATTTAGTGAGCTTGACAGTATGGATGGTGATAACACCATCGATGACGAAGACAGCGACGAAGATACTCCTACATAAAAGAAAAGCCCCTACAGAGCAATCTGTAGGGGCTTTTTTGTTTACTCGGTGGGAGTTTCTGTTTTGGGCAACTGTTCGTTTGCCTGCTTTTGAATCTTAACCGTAATTGGGTTACAAATTTTAGCTGACAATTCTTGAAGCCCCGCTAAAACATGATTAATCTCTTCAATAGTTAATTCTAGTTTTAGTACTGTGTCTTTTGTTACTTCTTCCATATTTACCTAATTGGGCATGCACCAGTAGCACAATCTTCACCCATAATTTCGTCAAAACTATTAGCGTTTTCTAGGCTTACTGGACTTAATTGTTGAACATAATTACGGAAAGTTTGTTCATCCACAACTTCTTGTGGTAAATACAAATATCCGAGATCTTTAGCTGTTTTAGTAGGATCAGTACGATAGATGAATGAAACACCCACATAACAATCCCAATTATCTAATAACCAGTCAATAATTGCAGGAACTTCAGTAGGGTCATAACTAATTGTTACACTAGTATTTTGCTGAGTCCATGAGGTCTGAATTAGTTTGTATTTTTCAAGTTGTTCGACTGCTGTATCAAGATTGACTTCTTTGCCGTCAACTTTATGAAAAGGTACGTCAATCCACTCAACAGGGAATGTAATAAGTACACCGCTATCATCAGTGGGGTGATTAACAACGTTATAATTAGCATCGCGCAATACTTCAACAACAGGGTCAAATTTACTAAATTGAACATTATTAAAGATATACTTTCCTAGTGGTTTGTGGATTCCTTCTGTGGTATCCATAATCTTGGATAGTGTTCCACTAGGTTTTACACAAGTAATATTTTTGGGACTAGGCAAATCAAGTTCTTGAGCCATACCAATAGCAGCACCAGTTGCAGTACGCTTTAAATACTCATAGTCGTAACCATTCATATCAGGGCGTTTAGCAATACCTGTTAAACCAACTCCGCACAAACGCATAAAGTAGTTATTTAAATGCCATGATTCTTGTAAAATTCCGTCTTGTAAGTTTACACAAGTTTGGCGATAGTTAGCGCGAGCTGCAAGCCTGATGGCGTTGTGAAGTCCAGCGGTATCGCCTTTAAATTTAGCAATGTCTGTTTCGGTAAGATTACAAAATGATTTATTACCGAGTAAGATTTCCACGCAAGGGTTTGCACCTTTGAACCATGGAGCGCGACGGAGAGCTTCAACTTCATTGATAAATCCTGGTTCTGAACCGCCCGCTTCTAGCATTAGATCAAAAATCTTTTGCAAGTCAGCTTTTAATGGCTTTTCTTTAAATACTAGTGAATTGTTTGATTGTTGGCGGTGTGAATTGTTGTACAACCACCAGTCTTTTTTGGCTACAGCAAATTCTTCCCATTCTGGCTGTCCGTAGTCAAACAAAGCAATTTCTGCACTACGGCGACTGCTAAGAATAGTGCCAAGATGATTAATAATGTCGAGAATATCCATCCTAGTAAGTAAACTATCAGCACGGCCATTAAGGATGTTTGCAATAGCCACATATGCAGTTGATATAGCAGTGTCTCCACTTGAAATCCAACCATAACCTTTTAACCTTTCCCCAGCAGGGCGTAGCTGACTAAAGTCGAGTACGAGAGTATCAGCAGCGTACTTACCAGCAATAAGCTTACCGATAGATTTTGCCCAGGCTTCGGCAGAATCCCCAACCTGTATAGTCCATGTCTTAGTTTCTTGATCAAATGTTTCAACATTATGCTCTAATCCACCTTTAGCTGTGCGAGTACTACGTACTACACGGATATTTTTAATTGGCTTTGAAAAACCATTTAGTGTACCAACAATTGGTTTAAATCCTACTCCACATCCTTGTAGTAAAAGCCATAAGCAATCTACTACGTCATATACAGTTTCTACGTGTGTAAAACTGCAATTAAACTGTGATGCTTCACGAGTTTTAGCTACGTCTGTGCCACCTAACCAAAGTGTACGACCACTCATAGCTACTTTACGATCCAGCATTAGTTGTTCAAGGTCGTATAGTTCTGCGTATTCTACATCTGTTAGTTCACGTTTTGCAGCACGCTGCCACAACCACTCTTGGTGGTCGATAACTCGGGCTACTGTTTCTTGCCATGTTTCAAATTGTTTTCCGTCGTCTGAAGTTGGTCTGTTATATGTACGACGTGTTATTACTTGTGCTCTTGTGCTAAATCCCATGATTTCCTTTATGTTCCTGTTGAACCGAAGCCTCCTGTGCCTCGGGTAGAGTCGTTCCAAATATCTTTAAAGCCTACTAGTTCAACCTTCTGAATAACCAACTGGGCAATTCTATCACCAGTTGTAATTTTATAAGGGTCATCACCGATATTTTTTAACAAAACTTTAATTGTGTCACGATAACCACTATCTATCACGCCTACGCTGTGAGGGATAGTGATTCCCTTTTTTCCTTGAGAGCTTCTATTATACACAAAGCCTGCAAAGCCATGTGGAATTTTAATCGCTATACCCGTATCAACAAGTTTTTGCTCGTTGGGATAAATTTCCAAATCTTCGTTGCTCATTAAATCTGCTCCTGCGTCTGTGGGATGAGCACGATAAGGAAGTTGAGCTCCTGGCTTCAGCATACACTCTAGTTGCGTGTAGCTCATAGTATTTACATTGTAAATACCATTTGAAATTATTGATGTTCCGTTCATTTTAAATATAACTCTAAGGTTTCGTCAATTTGTTTGCAATTTTCAGTACCAATTGCGTCTTCGCAAAAGGTAACTAAATCCATTAATTTATAGTTTAATTCTAGCGTATCTTTACATTCGTTTAAGGCTTGAATATATTTGTATTTACCTGACAGAGGGATGCTTGCAATAATGTCATAGGTACTGCCATACTCATTAACCAAGCCGACGGCTCTTTTAGGTCCAATGCCTGGAACGCCAAAAACATTATCACCAGTATCACCAGTAAGACACTTGATACTAATGTAATCTTCGGGATTAAAGTCATAATGGTCATTCCAGTTATCGACTGTAACTTCTTTGCGTGTAACATAGCTAAATCTCGATACGTTTGGTTGAACTAATAAATCCCAGTCTTTATCTGAGCTAATCAGCCAGATATCATCAACAGGGAGTTTTGATTTTTTTGATACAATATACGCTGCAATATCGTCAGCCTCAACGCCTTGAAAGCGTAAAACTGGAAAGTCAGTATTTTCAGCAATATGTTCTAGTGTTTTGGTAAAGTCTTCGAAAAACAATTCAAATGCTGCTTTTTCAGCATCGGTTTGGTTTTCGAACTTGTCTTTACGATTTTGTTTGTACTCAGGATAAATAGCTTTGCGATAGGAACTTGAGCCTTGATCGCCTGCAATAATCACATGAGATGCTTTGTATGATTTTTTAAGACTTTGAACTGTGCGTAAGTAATCTTCAGCAAAATCTGTTGCACCGCTATGTTTATAGCGAAAGGCAAGATTAAGTGAATCCACAACTAACAGAGTATTGTTTGATTCGGTAATTTTTGAGAATGTTTTTGACATATAGTTTGCGTGTTAATCTGTTATTATACCACTGTTAAGTTGTTTTGTCAAGTTACAAATACTGGCTGCTCCCACTTTAACCAATCTTCTAGCAGTGCTGCATAGAACTCATGATCTTCGTGGTTGTAGTAAAGGCAGCGATAGTTTTGCGAATTAGGCATTTCATCAAAAGCAACAAATACTTTGCTGCGATCAAATTTAAAAATCAACAAAGGTTTTTTGCCTACTTGAGTGCCTTGACGAGTAGTCTGTTGCCAGAATTCTACTAATTGTGGAGTCTTGGATGTTAGTAAGTGTGAAGTAAGGTGATCTTCCGCATAGCCTTTAACTTCGACACACCAAAGGTTGGTTCGCCCAGGGACGTATAAATCGCCCTTAAGCTGATGTTTAGGGTCAAGAGCGCCCGATCCAGGTACTCTTTCCCACGCTAAACCTGTATGCTTTTTTAACAGATCACGTACTGTGGTTTCTGTTCTAGCACCTTTGGCTCTAGGATCTACGGCCATTACGCTTCTTTGATAGACTCACTTGGAGTTTCCACTGCGGGGGTAACCCGTTCAGCTACTGGAGCTGCCTTAACTTTTGGAGCTGGTGTAGGTGTAGGTGCGGCAGTTTCTACAACAGCCTCTACACCCCTAACTTCAACTGTGCAACTAGGATCAACTCGAAAAGTGGCTTTACCTTTACCTAGTACAGCAACAAGAGGCCATTGGCTGTCTTCAATATTGTTACCTACTGCTAAAGTTTTTCCGTTAAGGACAACTTTTACGTCTCCATCAATTTCTTCTAAAATCATATTATACCTCTATTTGGGATATGTTGTTACGTTTAATAACATTAATCTTTTCTAGTAGGGGATGACTAAAGCCATGACTCACTAAGAAAGTGTTTAAATGTTCTTCTTGTAGTAACACTTCAACTAATTTTTCTTTACCATCAGTATCAAGTGTTTCTACAGTTTCATCCAGTATTAATAGATTGATTCTAGAACTCTAAGTCTTTTACTAAACTCTCAATTTTATATGCTACTAAACCTGTTGTACTAAATGTTTTTGTTAACACATTTAAAATACTCATTCTTTCGCTTAACTCATGCAACTTACCGCTGTAAACCTCTAACTCTTGGTTCATTTCAACCAATTGTTTTGATACTAAATCTACTTTAGTGTTGTGTGCAGTTACTTCTTTGTTGTGTTGCTCTGCTTCTACGATTTTACGTTTTGTAGATGTAATTGAACTTTGTAATTCCGTAAATTGCTGTTGTAAGGTTTGTTTGTCTAGTAGAGTTTCTGGCAGCTCTGTATCAATTAAGGTATGATACTTTTCCCAATCTTCTTGGGCTTTTTGAGCTTCTTGCCAAGCAAGTTTCTGTGATTTAATATTGTTAATTCTTGTAGTATACATTGAGGAAGAATACTCAGCTTTTTTGGCTTCAGTTTCTTTTTCTACTACTAATTCTGTTACTTTGGCTTCATTGATTTGTGATAAACAAGTAGGGCAGGTTCCACGCAATGCTTTCATCTTTTTAACAAAAGATTCCGCATCGCTTACTGTTTTAGATAATTTTGCTACTTCTGCTTGATACCCCTCTATACCTTCTTCAGGTTTGTCAGGAATAGGAAGTAGTTTAATTTTAGACTGTAGTTGCTTGTAGGTGTTATTTTGACTAATCTTTTTATTAGTAGACTCAATACTACTAATACTTGATTCTAATGCAGCAGCTTCGGCTATTGTGGTAGTATCTATCTCAGGCGTTGTTATAGTTTCTTTTAAGGTTAAGTCGGTCTTTTCGTACTTATCTAACCAGCTTGAAACAGTATTAACTTGAGACTGCACTGCAGTAATGTCTTTGGTTAATTGACCACTAACTTCTTTGAAAACTTCTGCTGCACGAGTGTATTTACCTAAATTTAAAATCTCAATAAGAAACTTTTTACGAGCGGTGTCAGGAGCTGTTAAAAACTCTAGGCTCGACGCATTTGATTGATAAACAATTTGTGCAAAACTTTTATGATCGAAACCTAAAATATCTTCGATCATCTTATAAGTTGCGGTCGCAGTATGTGCAGATATGTCTACACCTTCTTTAAATAGTTTTACAGTTTGAGCAGTGCCTCGACTAGATTTAATTGTATAATCTACATCATCTCGATTAAAGTCTAGCTCAATAGTATAGCTTTTATCTTTAATATGTCGGTTAAGAATATCTGCTTTCTTAATGCCTTTAGAATTTTTATTAAATAATACTTCTTCTAAGATAAGGGCAATAGAGCTTTTGCCGTGTCCGTTACGACCCACTAATTGCGTAAGTGGGGCCGCAATAAAATCAATTTTATTATCTTTTCCGTAACTAAAGGCGTTAGCCCATCGTAGTTGTTTTATAGTTATCATTAAAGTCTCTATTCAGTTTCAATTTTGTCGGCATGATTTTGAAACTCTTTTAATACGTTTTCTATAGTATCTTCTGGCAATTCTAAGATATATGCAAGATACTCTCGAATTTCTTCACTCATAGACATTTCTTTGTCTAAGATTAAGGCACTATCAGTGTCACGTTTAATTACTTTGCGATCAATTAAATCACTATCTTCTAGCTCACCTAATTCTTGCATATCGCCCTCAACCTGATAAATCGTGTGATCGTAATCAGTTTGCGGTTTAGGGTCGTGTACAGCTACTGTACGACGAATAAGTTGAGGTAATTGTAGCTTACGCCATTCATGAGTTAAACTGCTAGTGTCTAATATAACAACACCAGTATCTACATTATGACGATGAAAACTAGTAGTAACTGGACTTCCAGGATAGATAATATTTTTCTGAGAGTTTTCATAGCTGTGTAAATCACCAGCTAAAACTACTTTCCAGCGAGCAAATAATTCTAAATCTAGTTCAGGCTTTACGTGTGGTGGAATCTCTCCACGAGCATGGGTAAAGCAAATGTCGCCATGCACCAAATGCGGTGACTTTTCAAAATCTTTTAATTTATTATATGGGATAAAATCCATATTATCCAGTGAGTAAAAATCGTCAATAATTTCTACTTTGGAATTTAAGCGATTGGTAACTTGTTTTAGGTTAGTAAGGAAAGTTGTATCCTTTTTAACTGCTTCATGATTTCCAGCGTAAATAATAGTGGGAATCTTGCAAGCATTAACCAAATCAAAATACGTCTCTAGTTCTTCCATATTAGGAAGTTTATCAAAAACATCTCCACCAATAACAAAAAGATCACACTCTGATTGTAGGTCGTGGAGTTGTTCCCAGAGCATATTGAACCTATTCTTAGCCCACGAGATAGGTACGTTTTTCTGACCCAATTTGATATGGACGTCAGCTGTAAATAATACTTTCATATTGCCTTATGAGACAGAAAAGCCCGCTAAGCATTTCGTTTAGCGGGCTTTAGTTTTTTAACCTAGTTCTTTGACTGCTTCTTGCTCTGAAGATTCGCCTTCGCCTTCTTCATCTTGTTGTGTAGTAATTTTATCCAACAAGGCTTTTACATCTGCTTCGGTAGGACGAGGAAATTTCTCATCAATAGATTTAGCAGCGTCAGCCATAGCACGCTCTTCTTCAGTTAATGGGCGAGCTTTGCAACGCAAAACTTGTAGTGTATATTCAACATTAAAGGGCAGTGGGCCTGTCTTTACGCGCTTGAATACAACATCCCAACCTGTATCATAGTCAGTAGGGTCTCCCAAATCTTCAGCCGCTGTAACGATTTGCTCAAACAATTTCTTTTTGAGATTAAGAGCAACAACTTTTTGCGACTTAGGGTCAATACAATTTACAGAATAGCTCCAAGAGCATTTTGACTCTGGGAAATACTCAGTAACGTGATCTTTCTCAATGTTATCAAACTTCTCCTTTTCACGACTAAATGC